TCTCCAGTAGGTTGTTCATTAATTGAAAGATATGCTGAAAGAATAGTAGTATCAGGACAAGCATCTAATCCTAGTTTAGTATATTATAGTACTAGATTAAAGCCTTATGATTTTGAAGGAGCATCTGCAGGATTTGTAGATGTAGGAGATATAGTAACAGGTATTAAAGTATTTAGAAACAGCTTAATTATATTTTGTAAAAATAGTATATATGAGTTGACAAACCTTGATTCTACACCTATAATCAAATCAGTAACTAAAAATATTGGTTGTATAAGTGGTAACTCAATTCAAGAGATAGGTGGAGATTTAATCTTCTTAGCACCTGATGGATTAAGAACAGTTGCTGGTACAGCTAGAATTGATGATGTCGAATTAAGTTCTATATCTAGAAAAATTTTACCTTTAGTAAATGATATAATTAATAACTTTGCTAATTACACTCTTTCTAGTATGGTAATTAGAGAAAGAAGTCAATACAGATTATTTTATTATCAATCTGGTCAAGCAGCTTCTGGACAAAAAGGAATTATAGGAACATTTAAATATAATGCAGAAGGGATTCCTTCATTTGAATGGAGTGAAACTAAAGGACTTCCTGTAAAATTTTGTACCTCAGATGTTAATAACAATGGTACAGAAACTTTATTTCATACAGATGAAACAGGTTATGTTTATCAACATGATACTGGCAACAGTTTTGATGGTTCAAATGTTGAAGCAGAATTTCAAACACCAGATATGGACTATGGTGATAATGGTTTAAGAAAAAGTTTATACAAAGTAAAAACTAATATTGAACCTGAAGGAACTCAAAACGATTTAAATTTAAGAATTAGATATGATTTTGAAAGTAGTGAAGTACCTCAGCCAGGAAATTTTGCTGTAGGTAATTTAAGTTCAGCTTCATTATTTGGTACTGCAGTATTTGGTACAGCAGTTTTTGGTACAACAACATTACCAAGTAAAAGTGTATTAGTAAATGGAAGTGGATTTTCTAATAACTTTAAATTTTTTAGTAATGATACTAATGCACCATATTCAGTAAATGGAATGTTTGTTTCATTCATAGCAGGAGGAAGAAGATAAATTATGGCAGGATATACTAGACAGAGTTCATTAAATAATGGTGATACTATTACAGCAGCTTTATTTAATAATGAATACAATCAATTACTAGCAGCATTTAATGCAACTTCAGGACATAAACATGATGGTACTGCAGCAGAAGGTCCAGTCATTGCACTCATTGGAGATGCAGGTCTTACTACTCCTTTAAATAAAATTCAAATAGATACAACTAATGATGAAATAGGTTTTCATATTGATGTATCAGGTACATCTACAGAACAATTTAAATTATTAGATGGTGCAATTGTACCTATAACAACTAATGATATTGACTTAGGTTCTAGTTCTTTACAATTTAAAGATGCTTTCTTTGATGGTACAGTTACTTTAGATGGATTAACTATTGGTAGTGCTACAAATATTACAGATGTAGATACAGATTTAACTTCAGTATCAGCAAGTGATGATACCTTAGCTAGTGCCAAATCAATTAAAACATATGTTGATGCTCAGGTAGCAACAATTCCTGTAGGAGATATTACTTCAGTAGTTGCTGGTACTGGTATGACTGGTGGTGGAGTATCAGGTGATGTAACATTAAATGTTATAGGTGGTACAGGTATCGATGCTAATGCAAATGATATAGCAATTGATTCTACAGTTGTAACTTTAACTGGCTCACAAGTTTTAACTGGTAAAACTATTGATGTAGATAATAATACATTATCAAATGTTGAAGTAGATAATTTAAAATCAGGAGTACTAGATACAGATTTAACTTCAGTTGCTACAGGTGATACTACACTTGCTTCAGCAAAAGCTATTAAATCTTATGTAGATACTCAAGTTGCAACAATACCTGTTGGTGATATTACTGAAGTTATTGCTGGAACAGGTTTATCTGGAGGAGCTGCAAGTGGAGCTGCAACTTTAAATATAGATACTGCAACTACAGTTGATGTATCAACAGCACAAACTTTAACAAATAAAATTTTAACAAGTCCAGTATTAAATACTTCTATTAGTGGTACAGCATTTAAAGATGAAGATAATATGTCATCTGATTCTGCTACATCAGTTGCTTCTCAACAATCTATTAAAGCTTATGTTGATGCACAAGTTGCTACAGTTCCAACTGGAGATATTACTGAAGTTGTAGCTGGTACAGGATTATCAGGTGGTGGTACAACTGGTGCAGTAACTTTAAATGCAGATGTTACAGGTTCAAGTACAACTACATTTACAAATAAAACTATAGATGCAGATGGTACTGGTAACTCAATTACAAATATTGAAGATGCTAATATTAAATCTGCTGCAGCTATTGATGCTACAAAGATAGCAGATGGTAGTGTTACAAGTACAGAGTTTCAATTTATTAATAGTTTATCATCTAATGCTCAAACACAAATAGATGCTAAACAAGCAACTATTGATTCATCTAATAGATTAAATGCTAATCTAATACATGATGGTTCAGTAGACAATACAGAATTTGGTTTCTTGGATGGAGTAACTTCATCTATTCAAACTCAAATAAATACAGCTAACACTAATATTAGTAATAAAGCTAGTAATGGTTTTGCAGTAGCTATGGCTATTGCTCTCTAGTTGTTGACAATCAGGTAAAAAAAAGGTATAATTAGGATAATTCTATGGCACAAGATTTCGAAAGATATTTACAACAAGACATTTCAAACAATGCAGGTTCTCCTACTGTTTTAAGAACAGCAGCAGATTCAGATGATGCTATCATAGGTATTAGATGTGCAAACACTTCTGGTACTTCTGTGAATGTAACTGTATATGTTAAGAATGGTAGTGACACTTATCACATTATTAAAGATGCACCTATCCCTACAGGTGGTTCTTTAGAATTAATTGATGGTGGTTCTAAGGTTGTATTACAGACTGGAGATTCAGTTGAAGCAGTAGCTTCTGCAGCTTCATCTGTTGATATAATTACAAGTGTTGTAGATACTATCTCAGCATAATAAGGAAATAATATACTATGGCATATGTTGGAAGAACTCCTGCAAACGCAGCTATTACAGCTTCAGATTTAGATAATGGTATTGTCACAGCAGACAAACTAGCTACTAATGCTGTTACTGAAGTTAAAGTAAATGCAGATGCAATAACAAATGCTAAAACAGAATTTACACCTGGACTAACTATTAAAGGAGATGGTGCAAGTGCTGATGGAAAATTAGTTCTTAACTGTTCACAAAATTCACATGGAGTTTCAATAGCTGGACCTGCACATTCTGCAGGACAAAGTTATAATTTAGTTTTACCAACAAGTGTTGGAAGTAATGGACAAGTACTTGCTACCAATGGAAATACAAACAATCAATTAACATGGGTTGATGCAGTAGAAGCTAAACCTACAGTTGCAGATGTATCACAAACCATTGCTCCAGCTACATCACAAACATTTAATATTACAGGTACAGGTTTTGTATCAATACCAATAGTAGAATTTATTAAATCAGATACAGGAGCTATAACAAGAGCTGGTGCTGTATCATTTACAAGTGCAACAGCTTTATCAGTAACAGCTACATTAGCTACTGGTGCTTATTATGTTAGAGTAGAAAACAATGATGGTAATGCAGGTAGAAGTGCTAATGCAATTATTACTGCAAGTACAGCTCCTACATGGACAACTTCAGCAGGTTCATTAGGAAGTGCTGCTGGAGATTTTTCAGGAACAGTTGCAACAGTAGCAGCAACATCAGATTCAGCAATTACTTATTCAGAAGTTTCATCTCCTGCAGTTCTTATAGGTTCAGGTTCAGGTCAAGCAAACTGTGCATTAAATAGTTCTACAGGTGCAATAACAACAACAGATTTCGGTGGTAGTTCAACTACTGCTACATTATATACATTTACACTACGAGCAACAGATGCTGAAGGACAAACAGCAGATAGAGTATTTACTTTACAATCTAGCTTCGGTGCAACAGGTGGAGGACAATTTAACTAATGGCTAGTACATATCTAACATATACACAACAATCGCCATCTACAGCAGAAGGTCAAAAATTTACTTTATCTATGTGGGTTAAAAAAAGTGTAAATGGCACAACTTCAGGCTTATATGGTAATACTTATGATAACACACATAGAGGATATATTTATTTTAATGCACAAGATACATTACAATATTATGATTCTGCAGGAGTAAATTATACAACAACAAGAATATTTAGAGATAATAACGCATTTTATCATATTGTAATTGCAGTAGATACAACATTATCATCATCATCAGATAGAATTAAATTTTATGTCAATGGTGTAAGAGAAACTTCTTTTAGTGCATCTTCAGCACCAAATCAAAATGATACATTAAAATTAATGAATACTACACTTACTCCAAATATGGGTAGAATTGTAGAAGCAGGAACTTCTTATTATTTTAGTGGTGTTATATCTCATGTTCATTTTACACAAGGTTATACTTATGATGCAACACCATTTGGCGAAACAGATAGTACGACTGGAGAATGGAAAATTAAAACTTCTGTCACAGGTGTAACTTATGGAACTAATGGTTTCTTTATTTTAAAAGATGGTAATTCAGTTACAGACCAATCTGGTAATAGTAATAACTTTACAGTTGGTGGTGGTACACTTACAAAATCAGAAGATAATCCAAGTAATGTTTTTGCTACATTAAATCCTTTAGATAATATAGCATCATCTACTTTTAGCGAAGGAAATAATACAGTAACAACTGTAAATTCAAATTCAGCTTGTAACACTTCAACTCTAGGAGCTATCTCTGGAAAATATTATTGGGAAGTAAAAATGACAGCAGGAGAAAGTAATCAAGAATCTTATATTATTGGACTTGTAAATGCTTCTCCAAATGTATCTGGTTATGATGGTTCTATAATGGCACTTGGTTTTGGTTTAAGAGGTAATGGAAATATCAATGGAATTTATGGACAGACAACAGGTTGGAATACATTTGCTGTTAATGACATTATAAATATTGCTGTAGATTTTGATAATGGCAAAGCATATTTTGGAACTAATGGTTCTTGGGGAAATTCAAGTAATCCATCAACAGGAACAAATGGATATTCATTTACAGTTGGAAGTGAGTTTTGGAGAATGGCAGTAAATTGTAGAGAAACTAGTAAAGATGGTGTCTTTAAATGTAACTTCGGCAATGGCTACTTCGGAACAACAGCAGTATCTAGTGCAGGAACTAACGCATCTGGAATAGGAATATTTGAATATGATGTTCCATCTGGTGGATACACAGCTTTATCAACAAAAGGATTAAACTTATAATGGCATACACAACTATCAATAAATCATCAGATTATTTTAATACTGTAACATACACAGGAGATGGTAATGCAACTCAAGCAATTACTAATACTTTTCAAACAGATTTTTCTTGGATTAAACACAGAGGAACTACTGCAGCTCATACATTACAAGATGCAGTAAGAGGATTTAGTGAAAGTAAAAAATTATCTTCTAATTCTACTGATGCTGAAAATAATGCTTCTGGTGCAACTTGGGGAGATTATGGTGGAGTAAGTGCTGTTGGAGCAACAAGTTTTACTGTATATAAAGGTTCACAAACACCTTATCAAACAAATGAAAGTGGTGCTAATTATGTTGCATGGAACTGGAAAGCAAATGGTGCAGATTCATCAAATACAGATGGAAGCATAACATCAACTGTTAGTGCTAATACTACAAGTGGATTTAGTATTGTGTCTTATACAGGAACAGGTGCTAATGCTACAGTTGGTCATGGTTTAGGTGCAGTACCCAAAATAATAATTGTTAAAAATAGAAGTTCAAGTGGAGATGGTTGGGGAGTTTATCATGTAGGAGCTGACCCAAGTATTCCTCAAAATAAATATTTAGAATTAAATACTACAAGTGCTGTAGCAGATGGAACATCTCCATGGAATGATACTGCACCTACATCTTCTGTTTTTACAGTAGGAAGTTGGTCAGTATCAAATGGTTCTGGTAATAATATGATTGCCTACTGCTTCGCAGAAAAAAAAGGCTACTCTAAGTTTGGAAGCTACACAGGAAATGGAAATGCTGATGGTACATTTGTTTATACTGGATTTAAACCTGCTTTTGTTATGATAAAAAATACAACTAATGGAAATAACTGGTTTATTTCAGATAATAAAAGAGTTCCATTTAATTTAGCTGATGATAGTTTATTTCCAAATTCTAATAGTGCAGAAATGACAACTCAACCTACTAATTATGGTCTTGATATTTTGTCAAATGGAATGAAAATGAGAACTTCTGGAGACCATACAGCGAATAATAATAATGCTTCTAGTAATACATACATCTACATGGCATTTGCAGAAGCACCTTTAGTTGGAACTAACAATGTACCATGTACAGCAAGGTAATAAAATAATATGGCAATAATTAAAATTAAAAACCCAGCAATAGATTTAGACGCAGCAGAGATTCCTAATCTTCCTGCAAGTAAAATTACTTCTGGTACTTTAGATAATGCTAGAATTTCTTTAGATGCAGCAGAGATTCCAAATCTAGATACAGCTAAAATTACTACTGGTACTTTAGCAGATGCTCGAATACCTGCTAATGCTTTAAATAGCAATATTGATTTAACAAATTTATCAGCAACAAATATGACAAGTGGAACTATTCCAAATGCAAGATATGGAACACCTACTTTTAATGGTTCAAACTTAACTAATTTACCAAGTGGTTTAACTGAAGTAGATTGTTTTGGTTTAAATAATATTAATGTTCAGTCTTTTACTTCATATACTTTAACCTCAGCTAATACTACTAGACTATCTAGTATTTCTGGAACAACTTTTACTAAAACTGGAACTGGAGTTTCTATAGATAGTAATGGTTTAGTTTCATTTCCATCAACAGGAACATATTATGTAAGATTATCTGGTATCCTTAATTTTTTAGATGGTCAAAATGCGTCTTATTTTGGTGCAGCTATATTTGGAACTAATAATGGTGCAACAGGAGGATTAAACGATAGAGCTTTTTCTGCTGGAATTGCCAATGGAGATGGTAGTTCAACTCAAAATCATGCTCAAGCTATAGTAACTCTTTTATGGACAGTTGGAAATACATCTAACGATAAACTCAGTTTTCAATTTCAAACTAACAGAAATTCAAGCAATGTAAGATTATGGGGAAATGAAGCTCCAAGACTTTTAACACAATTTACAATAATAAAGGTGGCAGGTTAATATAATGAGAGATATGATTATGGAAAAAATATTACAAACATATTTAGAAGATAATACATTTATAATTAATAAAGATGTTCTTGTAAAAGAATATTCTAATAATGAATTATCTTTTTTAAAATGGGAAAATCAATCAAAACCTGAACCAACTAAAGCACAATTAGATGCTATTTCAGAACAACTATTTCCAAGTTATAAAGCAAATAGAGAAGCAGAATATCCATCAATTCAAGAACAGTTAGATATGCAATACTGGGATAAGGTTAATGGTACTACTAACTGGGAAGATTTAATAACAAAAATTAAAACAGATAATCCAAAGAATTAATAAATGGCTTACATAGGACAAAACTTAGATAGATTTAGTAATGTAGAAAAGCTAGATGCTATAACACCAGCTACTGCAACAGGTGCTGGTCCTTATAATTTAACTAAAGGTGGTGTAGCATTTACTCCATCTAGTGCAGATACAATGGTAGTATCAATTGATGGAGTTATTCAGTATGGTAACTTTTCAGTAAGTGGTTCTACAATTACATTTGATGCAGCTTTAGCAGATGCAAATACTTGTGATTTTATTTATCACATGGGTACAGGTTTATTATCAACTCCTGTTGACAATTCAGTTTCAACTGCTAAAATAGTAGATAGTAATGTTACTACAGCAAAAATAAATAATTCTGCAGTAACAGATGCTAAGATAGATACTGTATCAGCAAGTAAGTTAACTGGTGCTTTACCAGCTATTAGTGGTGCTAATCTAACAAACTTACCAGCAGAAACAAAACCTACTATAAGTTCTATATCTCCTTCAGTTATAGAAAATACACAAACAGCAGTTACGATAACAGGAACTAATTTTATATCAGTACCTCAAGTAGAAGCAATTAATTCTACAGGTGCTATTGTTGCAGCAGATAGTATTACATTTACAAGTGCTACTCAAATAGTTGCAACATTTACTTTACCAGTAGATGGTACATATTTTTTAAGAATAGAAAACAATGATGGTAATGCAGTAAGAAGTAGTTCAGCTTTACTAACAGTATCAGATGCACCAGCTTGGACAACAGCAGCAGGTTCTATTTATAGTGGTGCTTCAGTTGTAAGTACAATTACTTTATCAGCAACTGGTGCTACATCATTTGCAGTAACAACAGGTTCAATACCAACAGGCTTAACATTTACATCTGGTACAGGAAGTTGTACAATTGCAGGAACACAAACAGAATTTACAGCAGCAGCTACAAAGAATTTTAGTATAACAGCAACAGACGCAGAAGGACAGACAGCAGTTAGAGCTTTTAGTATGAGCTTTACATTTGGAATGTCAGGTTCAGGAGGATTTAATTAATGGCTAGTACATATTTAACAAGAACAGAAGCAAATTTTGGAACAGCAACAAATAGAAAAAAATGCACAATTTCTTTTTGGCTAAAAAAATCGCTTCTTACTTCTCAACAAGCAGTAATGGGTGTAGAAACAACTCCAGCAGGTGGTTCTAATGAAGCAAGAATTGTTTTAAAAAGTGATGATACTTTTGAGTTTTATGATTATCAAAGTGGTTATACATTTAGATATAAAACTAATAGATTATTAAGAGATACATCAGCTTACTACCACATTGTTTTAACAGTTGATACTACACAATCAACAACATCAGACAGAGTAAAAATTTATATTAATGGTGTTCAAGAAACATCATTTAGCATAGGAACTCATCCAAATCAAAATTTAGATACTTTTTTAAATTCAGGTGCTTATGTGCAAATTGGCAGACAATCTACTGGTAACAGTTATTTTGATGGATTAATTTCACATTTTCATTTTATAGATGGCACAGCTTATGACGCATCTGCATTTGGAGAAACAGATACAACTACAGGTGAATGGAAAGCTAAGACAAGTCCTTCAGTAACTTATGGAACTAATGGATTTTTAATTCTTAAAGATGGAAATACAATAACAGACCAATCTTCTAATAGTAATGACTTTACATTAGGTGGTGGTACTCTTACAGATTTAAAAGATAATCCTGATAATGTTTTTGCTACATTTAATCCATTATTAGATGTTAATGCAACACCAACATTTTCAAATGGAAATAATACTTTTGTAGGTACAGGTTCAACAAATTTTGCAGGTTCTTCAATTGCTGTTTCAAGTGGAAAATGGTATGTTGAATTTAAAACAACAACAGTAAATGGCTCTTATCCTATTGCAGGAGTTATAGATGCACAAAGTACTAAGAGGAGAGATGGTACTTTTTTTGTAGGTGCAGATATTGATGAAAATAATCCAAGTGGATTTGCTTGTTTTTCTAGTGGAGAAATTTATCATAATAATAGTAGTTCTTTTGGAAACCTATCAACAACATATACATCTGGAGATATTATTGGAATGGCTTTAAATATGGATAGTGCAACAAAAACACTTGCTTTTTATAAAAATGGAAATTTACAAACAACAATAAATTTAGATGAACCACCAAGTGGTGCTTATATATTTGCTACTGGAGCACATAGTAGTACTGCTTCAGCAAAAGCAGAAGCAAACTTTGGCAATGGTTATTTTGGAACAACAGCAGTATCTTCAGCAGGTACTAATGCTAGTGACAATGGAATATTTGAGTATGATGTGCCTACAGGTTACACAGCTCTTAGTACGAAAGGATTAAACGAATAATGGCTTATACAACAAT